AACGCATCTATCAGCCCTGCTGTGGCCGATGAAGACGGGTTAAAGTCTACGTCTGTCGCCGTGACTAGCTTGTCGCCCAGCACGAAAGACTCCATATCGTCACCGACCCAGCCGAATTGACGGTGCGCTTCATCCGCAATGGTGGTGCGTTGCAATTCATCTACCCACTTTGTTGTATATGACATTAGCTTATCCATTCCTTTCCCGAATGCGGTTACGCCTTCTTTCGCCATGCACTTACGGAACTCTTCCCGTGAAGTGATACTCATTAACGGCACGTTGAACTGGCGCACACCATCCTTTGGTAAATGTAGGCGGAACACTAACGTCTCGCCCAGTTCAAAGTCGTGCAGTCGCCGCGTGATATAGATGTCGTGATGGTAGACAACCTCTTCTTCTATGTCCCCATCAGCGTTGCTACTTCGTAAAAATACGCCCCCTGCGGCACCACGGAAGTACGGCGCGGGGTATTCTGGTATCTCGAACTCTTCAGACTTCTTTACACCAGCCTTAGTGATCGGTGCAGATACCACCACTTCGCCTTCGCTTTGCCGAATACGTTTACCTAGTACAATCGGGGACTTGATCGTTCCCCACAGTGGGCAGTCTCGGCACGTACCTTCGTTTAACTCGTCAAACCGTGCGCAGGTGTACGGGCCTTTGATCTCGTCCATCTTCTTTCGCATGTCTGCTTCGTTGTAAGCAGGGTGCTTATCAGAAATCTTTTTCGCAGCTACATCTCCGTCTGTGCAGAACTTCGCAATAGATAGACCCGCACGCCACAAAGGTTCGCTGACCTCAGACTGGTTCATCGCTATAAACTTTAGCTGGTTGCACCCGCGCCCTTCGACAGTCTTCTTTATAATAGTTTTAAATACGTTCTCAGAGTTGTCTGCGTACGCTTCGTAAAGTGCGTCAGTACCTAGATCAAGCGTGGTAACTGGTCTCGCAAACACACCCAACTTGGACGTAAAATCTTCCAGCGCCACAGGCTCCGGCATGGAAACGCCAAGAAACTCTACAAGTAAAGGCGGGTCTTCTTTGTGGTTATGTGACCCCGGCATACGAAGAACACGAACCACATCAGCCGTGACCGCAGCGTCAGCTAACAAACCATTATCAGCGCAGGATCGTTTCAGTCTGTCAGCTTCTACCACCCACTGCTCCGCCGAAACTGCTTCGGTGAGGGGCCAGTATACATGCACACCTCTGCCGCTATTAATCAGAAGAGGTTTAGGTAAGGAGAGTTGTTTACAGAAACTACGCACTGCGGCTACCGCGTCTTTCTGCGTAGCGTATTCGTACGATGGACCACAATCCAAGTCGAGGAAGAATGACTTCAACTCGTGTGCGTTTGGACCTTTGCGACCTGCATCCTTAGTTGCTTCTTTGAATGTGCTAAGAGCGAAGTATGTGTTTAGTCCATCCGCAGCGAACTTGCGTGTCGCGCGGTCTACCTCTTCAAGGGTACCGTAAAACTTCTGTGTAAGAGTATCGTCTTTAGCGGCAAATACGCAGTAGTGGCCTGTATCGCTAAGTAACGCCTTTAAAAAATCTAATGTGTTCATTGTTGCTGCTCCAAAGTGCGCCGTGGTGGGTTGAAAGGACAAAACCCCACCACGGCAGTCTACCGTTAACTAACGACTAACCGCTAAATTAGTCGTCCCAATCGTCAACGATAGATGAAAGGTCCGCCTCTTCAGAAGAGGGAGCAACCACCTCTTTCTTCTTGGCGACCTTTTTAGGTGCAGGTGCTGTCTCCCCGATGTCCACCTCATCGTCAGCAACTGCGCCATCTCGGATTGCCTGTACCTTATCTGTTTGCGATACAGTCAATGTTATTGCTTTGATAGCGTCTTCGCTATCCTTTGCGGCTACCGCCTGTTGTAATTCTTCTTCGGACAGTGGACGCACTGCCTTGAAAACTAACTTCGGGGTAGCACTATTCTCGTCAAAAGTCATCTGTGTAACCACAGCGATAGACGGGGTCTTGTGTGCTTTGAGGTACTTAGCGTACGCCTGCATACCCATCTTGCCATCCTTTGCGTCACCGAAAATCGATGTAGCAGGAAGCTGCATTTGGTAGACTTCGTCCATGTTACCTTCGAGGAACACAGCGATACGTTGTGCAAAGCGGCACGCGCGGCTCTCGCCTTGTCCTGAACCCTTGATATTCTGAGGGCAGTCCATGCAACGGGATGCTTGGCGTTGGTCTGCGGGAACCTCGGATGCAGGGGCTTGTGTATCAGGCGACCAGCAAGTCGGTGCTGTTGGGGTATCCGCCTTGTACTCACCAGCATAATAGGTGCGTGACAATTTCGCGGCGTTAACGATGACGACATTTAAGAAACCATCGTTCTTTACATTGACCTGTTCACCGCCAACCATTTCGCGGAAGCGTCCACCACGCAAACTAATGCGGCGTGAACCACCACCACCGCCAGTACCGCCTGACAAGTTGTCGTCAGTGTCCTGCAGTTGCTTGAAAAGATCGCTGCTTACAAGGGAATTACCACCCTCAAATAATGCCATGTCCGACATGTTTATTCTCCTTTAGTTTTTGTTTTTGGAGCTTTAGATTGCCCCTTTACTGCGTTCGCTGTCAATGCAGCTTCTACTTCGTCTAATCTAAAACGATAGACTTCGCCGATTTTGATATAGGTGTGCAAGGGTATATGCCCTGAGTGTACCCATTTACGGATGGTTGATATGGATACTTGGAAGTATTCCGCAACCTTATTTATGTTCACATACGGTGTTTCAGTATCGTTCATTTTTTCCTCACAGAGATGACGTACTCCGAATCCACATTTAGCCCTGCAGGTATTAGGTCAGGGTTTTCTTCTATGAACTGACGTACATTGGTTTGATTGAGACGTTTCTCAAAGAAGTCAGGAAGGTTATGATCCATAATGAAAGAGTGCATAGACGACCAATCGCTTGTCCAATACCGCTGCTTAACCGTACGATAGAACAGGCCCGTGGCTGTACGCACGCTGTCTACACCTTGGTCTTTGCAGTAGTCTAGCAAAGCACGTTTGATTTTGTCCTGCTTTTCGGCAAGGATACCATCTTCTTCTTTGAACTTGGCCGATATTTCTGAACGCTTTGCGCGTATCTTTGTATAAGCACCGACAAGCTTTTCGACAGGTACTGTCATTGGTGTTCTCCGTTTTATATTTATGTTACTGACATATACTACCTTATGGTGGTTAGTCAAGTACTTCTTTGTATAAATCTATCATGGCTGTATGTACGTTGATGCGCTCGTCTAGCATACGGTAAATACGTTTTTCCGCAGCGGACCCAGCCAGTTGAATTATAGTACATTTATGCTTCTGACCTGCACGATGGATACGTGCGTTAGCCTGTAGATATGTCTCAAGGGAAGACGTTGGCCCCCACCATACGATTGTGTTAGCCGCCGTAAGCGTTACACCATGCGCCGCACTTTGAGGTTGGATAACCAGCACCCGTGGGTCAGGATCGTTCTGGAACCGTCGAAAGATATCAGTACGGTTACCCGCAGAAACATCTCCCCGTATGACCTCAGTAGTGACGCCGTCTTTGCGCAGCCTTTCGGTCAGCATGTCTATCGTATGTTTAAACGGTACGAACACCAGAACCTTCTGGCTACTCTCGTCTATTGTTTCTTTGAGTGCTTGGTAGCGGTTCTTAATATCGAACTCCACCGAATCACCATCGTCGGTGTAGACTGCACCCGCACTAATCTGGAGCAGCTTGTTCATGTTGATCGCAGCGTTTGCCGCAGTTACAGATTCCCCAGCCACTTCCATGACCATCTGCTTTCGGAGAGTATCGTAATACTTCTTCTGTTGCGCGGTCATTTCGACAAAGCGTTTGCTGTAAACTATATCGGGCAGGTCAAGACACTCTTCTTTGGTAAACCTGATCGCAGGTTGCAACGCTTGGAACACCGTGTCTTTAGAATTTTCTTTCGGTTTGTATGTGAACTGTGTCACCTTATACATTACCATGTCACGCCACGACCCAAAGAACCTTGGCACTGCCATAGGGTTGACTAACTTAGCCAAGCCGTACGCATCGACAGGACTTTGTGCAGCGGGAGTACCCGTCATCAGCCATAGCCAATCGTTCTCACCGACTAACTTGTTCAGTGTCTTCCACCGTTTGGTCTGTGCGTTCTTGTAGTGTGTAGCCTCGTCAACAATAAAAAGATCAAACCCCCCCTTGGCAATCTCTTCGCTGACAACTTCGACACCATCGTAGTTGATGATTACGAACTCCGCCCCACTGTTGATGATCTTCTTGCGTTTCTCTTTGCCGCCGTACGCTATATCTACCGTGCGGTGCATGGCAAAGGAGAACAAGTCCGCACGCCATGCGCTATCCATGATGGAGAGCGGACATACAACCAGCACGCGTTTAACTTTGCCTTGGGTCATAAGATAATCTGCGGCCCAGATAGCCGATGCAGTTTTGCCTGTACCCTGCTCGTTGAAGCAGAAAGATTTCTTGTTCATGGTCATAAAAGACGCGGTGTCTTTCTGGTGATCGAACGGTTTGTATTGGCCGGGCCAGTTGTAGCGTTTAGTTATAGGTGACGGTATGTTTATATTTAACCCTTGTAGGGCATGGGCTTCGTCCAAGCCCCAGTTTATGACGACTTCGTTCATTGGTAATTCCTTGCTTTTAGGGATTACTGCTGTGATCTGTTTAGGGTTACGAACCTTCAGCAGTATTGCTTTATCCCGTAGAATTTTCATGTTGTTCTCCGTGGTAGTGAGACACTACCGTTTCTTCTTCGGGCTGCTCATAGCCCCACCCGCTGTGCGGTTTTTCTTTTTGCTTTGGACGGTTACTCCGTCCTTATTAGTTCCGCCTTTACTCAACGGCTTCTTGTGGGCAATGTCCTTGCCTTCTCGCTTGTCGGCCTTGCCGTTCTTGTTGGCGTCTTTGCCTGTCTTATCCATTTTGCGCCTAGCTTTCTGGCGCTCCATGCGGTCTTCGTGTTCACCGCGTTCTTTTTGCTGATCGTATTCTTTCTTGTACGGGCGGGGTTTTTTTGTATATGGCATCAGTTTGCTCCGTTGTGAGGGCATTCAATTACTTGGCAGTGGCGTTTGCAAAGGCCCGATGGACGGGGGTTCCATACATCTACCTCAAACGCTTTCTCCATCTTAGCATAGTTTGCTAACCATTTGCTCCAAAGAAGTTGCTGTAAGTCAATTTCATATTCTGCTTTGACAAGGCTCTTGGCGACCACGAACAGAAGCCCCGCGTTCAACTTAGTGACTTTGGGGTAGTGCTTGAATATTGCGAGTGCCATCAACTCAAGCTGCCCCTTGTCGGCGTACTTGGCAGACTTGCCTGTTTTATAATCTATGATCCAACCCGTGCCAGTATCTTCGTCTATGATTGCAAGGTCAACGATACCTCGGAACCATACATCTTTGTCGAAGAAGCCGCACGGTTCTAGGTCAGCGGTCAGCCCTAGCTTCTGCTCGACGATCTTCTTACCTTTCTTACGGCTAAGCGCGTCGAGTGTGGGCTTGATGTAGTCAAACTTCTTGGGGATCGGCGTACCATCACCCATGTAGTCTTCACAGGCTTTGTGGAACTCTGTGCCGTAGCGCATAGCATCAGTCTCTTTGAACGGGTACTCCTTCAGCACCTTCTCATGATAGAACTGCTTGGGGCATTGCTCGAATGCTTTGATCCGACTGAAGGACCACGGCGCTGCTTTATTCATTTGGCATCCTGTTTATTAAGAAACTTACCAGATATGTTTATATGAGCATTTGGCCCGTCTTCGATACGCCTAACTTTAAAACCAAGAAAGTAAGCTGCTGCTATAAAAGCGCCGTTAGATACATACTTACCTTTGGCAGTTTTTTCCGCCACGTGTTTTAAATAATAGCTAGAAAAGGTTGTGTTAACCGATCCTCTACGATCAGCCTTTCCAAGCCAATCAACAGCGCCCTGCATCTCCTTTACACTTATACGGGCGGGTACGTATTCAGGTCTGTCACTTTTAAACCCATGCTCAAAACCTTCTGCTGTCAGTAGGGGGTTGTCCGCTACTACCGTATCAACATCTTTTTGTGTTATTGTTGTCATTCACAATCTCCGTATGATTTTCCCGTGCCGCTGTCACAATCAACGGGTAGCCCCTCGGCCCAGTCGGGTGTCCACCGCATACAACTCTCCACAAACGCCTGCGCTTCAGCGACTTCGGCGTCAGGAACACAGCATACAATCGAATCGTGAACAGTCAATACTACTTGGTATTTCTTACTTATCCTTAACATTTGTTCACCTATGATGCAACGTGCTATCGCTTGGCACACATTCTCTATCACCTTACCGCCGTATATTCTGGTGCGTCCTCTGCGGGTTTTGTAGCTATACTCCAAACCTTTTTCGGCTTGCTCTCCATACAGTTGATCGTAGAAAATGCTCAGGCCGCTCGGCACAATCAGTGCTTGGTTAGCGGCGTCTACTTGAATGATACCCTTACGCCCGAACCTAACGGCTCGGTTATTGGCAAGCTGCTGCACCATGTAGTTCGCATCGCGCCACCCCTTACTAATCTTGTGGTTCGCATCGCGGTAGATGTTTATGATCCGTCGAGCCTCGTCAGGTGATACCTCATATCCAAACGTCTTTAGCTGGATACCGAACTTCTCGGCCCCCATGCCATAACCTGCGCCAAGGATCGTAGTCTTACCGATGTGCCGCTGTGCTTGTGTAACGTCTCCTTCTTCGCAGCCGTAGATGCGTGCAGCCATCTTTATGTAAACATCTTCCCCTCTGGCAAACGCAGAGGTCAGGTCATCCTGCCCCGTGAACCATGCCAAGACCCTCGCTTCGATCTGCGAGCTATCGGCTTCGACCACAGTATACCCTTCGGGAGCGATGATCGCTTTCTTCAGCTTCTTACCGTTCATCCCACGGCTCGGTAGGTTTTGTAGGTTGATCTTGTCAGCCCCACCCCAACGACCAGTGTGTGCGGCGTAGTATCTAACAGGCACCGGAAGCAGGCCACGTTTAGATATACCTATAAACCTCTCTGTGCGTGTCTCCTCTAAGGTACTTTTGCTACCCAGACGTGCCGCTACCAAAGATTGTACCCGATCATCCTCGTGTTCTTGTAGTGCTTTGAAATCCTCGTCCGACTTTGCGAAGGCGTAAGTCTCTTTACCTGTAGTCGCACTTATCTTCATGGGTGGTACGACATCTAACCCCCGCAACATATCTGCAAACTTCAAGTTGGACATGAGGTCTTTCTTATCCTCTACCCCAGCGTCCACCAACAACTTGTCCTTGCGGTAACGAGTGTCCTCAAGGTGCTGCTCCAATAGTCCAAGGTCTAAATCTAAGACAGGGTTGATAAACATACGCAACGTAATATCGATTATCTTTAATTCTTGGCGGGGGAACTTAGCCCCCATCATCTTAAACAATCTGTAGGTTAACTCTACATCGTTCTTGGCATACTCACCGTACCGAGCCGCCTCTTCTGCGGTGAAATCGGCACGGTGTTTGCCCTTGGCATTGTGTACTTCGTGGCCTTTAACGCCGACACCGTACCGTTCTGCTGTAGCTTTAAGCGACACACTTGTCTCTACACCGTGCAACGCACGGGCCATGCACATGGTATCAAACCAAACTTTAGGTTTAACCCCGTAGCGCCAGTTTAGTATAGCGCCATCGAACATCGTATTGTGACATAGGATGGCGCTATCAGAGAAGTCTATGTGTGATAACAGACGCTCTATTAACGCTGGATCGTTAACATACTTAGTGACTTTATCGTTCTTCTTGATCGCAAGGCCGATTACCTCAAAGCGCGAGTCACGTACATATTCTTCGGTTGTGATCTTCGACAACGAATACTCTTGGTCATAGTATGTCTCAAAGTCTAGCGTATATACGTCCATTAGCCTTTACCCACTATCTCGCCACCACATGCCATGTAACCACATGCGTCCACCCAGTTGTCAGGGTGCTTCGGGTTGGACTTGATACGTGCAGCCTTTAGCAACGTCATCATCACAGCCACATCAGTAGCGTCTACCTTCACACCAAGATGTACAGACCAGTATTGCCCGATAGTGCTGAAGTTATCCTCCATGTCACCGTGGTCAGCCGCACGATCTTTGGTGACGTACGCCTTGGCTGTGTCCAAGATGTTTGCACGCGATACACCAACCGGATTTAAATCCGCATTAGAATCCGTTTTCGGCATACCGTGCTTAGTCATCCCATAAACATAGTCCTCCAACGCTTCCTGTGGTGTGCCGATCTTACTCATCAGCTTGTACACGTAGTTGTAGGACGATTTGGTGGCCTTAGCGATTTCATGCGCTGTGGCCTGTGGGTGTCTGATCTTGTACGCCCAGATTTTATCCGCTTTAGTCTTCTTAGCCATGTCATTCTCCATTATATATTGACACCTTGTTTCCGCAGGTTTGCGGTAAACGCTTTTAGTTCTCTCCTTGCACGATGCAAGTCTTGCTGCACGTTAGGATGTTCAATGGCACGATTAACTTCGCGCTCGTATTTATTTACTTCGTTCCTGAGAAACCTAAGCTCTGCTTGCTGCTGTAGGTTCAACGCTTCATCCCCCATTGCTCAACCCTTCTGGCCTTGCCTTTGGACGTATAGACGAGCTTGCCAATTGTGATCTCTCACATTTTATGTGAACATCTCTTGGTGTCTCGTAGATAACAAGCAACGCATCAGACCTAAGAACCTGCTCACATTTAGCATAGTTCTCAAACCAAACCTCACTTCGCATGTCCATATCCTGAAGCGGATAGTAGATTAGCAAAGCAGTAAAAAATTCCATTGCGTACTCCCTAATATCTGACTAACCTTCTTGTGAGGCCAGCTTTAATTTTAACTTGATTCTACACCAAACCAGCATTTCGTTACTTTCACTAGGCTGGTCTCACCACTTCTCCCCAAACACTTTGCGGAATGCTTCGTCTAGAATATTATCCATGTCTCTTTTAGTCATTGGTGCTCTCCCGCTTCGTAACTGTTAATTTCGTAGGCATATTGTAACGCGCCTTCGTTTTGCTCACCGTGTTCTGGCTTATGCCTAATATGAAAGCTATGTCCTTCTGCGATATCTTTTTCCGCAGCATCGTGTTTATTTTCTTGGCTTGCTCTGTGCTTGCACAAAGCCCATCAGTGTACCGCACCGCCCCCATTTTGGCGCTCGCTTCTCTAGTACGGGTCACGTTGTATGATGGTAATTGTCCCTCTATCTTGGTCAGTTCCCGCAGACATACACCGTATGCCCCTTCATAACTTGATCCGAGATGCACCAGCATCTTAACTTTAGCTAAATTCATAATGATTAACCTCCCAAACATTTTTTGACATCTGCAATATTGTCTTCGTTGATAACCATTGAGATACCACCCGCTGCTTCAATATCCCGCAAGTTCTTTTCCTGTAATGGTGTCGGCTTATTATTACCTGCCTTGCATTCGATCCCGATAAAGCGCCCACCATGGCACACGATTATATCTGGTACACCACTTCGACCAAATCCCCCCGTGACAGGGTAGAAATAGTATGCGCCATGTTCTTTAAGTACGGCAACAATTTTCTTTTTAACTTTAGCTTCGGGTGTCATAGGCTTCCTCGTAGTAACTGGTTTCGGTGGGTGGGTAGGGGCGGCGAACCGCCCCCGTGGTAGTGTGTCACTACCTATTTGTGGTAGACCCAGTAGGTGTGGCGGTCTATCCGACGACCTACGCCATCAACTGGTTCAGTCGGTGGCGTTCCACTGGTCATCATCAATACAGCTATCCTCTCCTGTACCCATTCGGGTGTGTCGTTTATACTGTTATATAGTCCTAAAGCTGACGCGTCAATAGCTTCGAGACCAAAACATAGTATATCTACTTCGTTAGTAGTAGGATGTATCGTAACACGGTAGTTCTTATTGTCACATACGCTCACGTTACTCGCCGCGCACATAGAATATATTGTCGGCTGCACGATAGCCCACGCCCTCGACGTAACCCTCCGATCCGAGCATACTCAAAACAGATAGCTTACCCGCCAGCTCGTCCGGTAGATTATGTTGGTCATACACAGAGGTGTTGTCAGGAAGCATAATAAACGAGTAGTGATGGGTCGCATCTACATCGGTATGCACTCGGAACATTTGCCTACCTGTTGGGGATACAAACGCCTCGACAAACGTAAACGTGTTGTCCGCAGCTTCACGCGCAGTGGCAAGTTCTTTCAGACCATCAAACATCTTGTGCATCTTACCGCCAAGGTCTTTGTCTAAGAACTCATAGCCTGACTCGACTAGATGTCTCAGTTCTCGCTGCAACGCATTCGGTTTCGGCGCACTGTATGTACCTGTGTCGAAGAAGTTGTTGACCAACTCACGCCTTACCTCACCTGTATTGTCTCGTATCTGTGACACTACATCTTGGGCTGCACGGGCGCAGTTTCGCAGTGACAGTTTCATGGTCTGCTCTACGGTCAACGGGCGTATACACTTCATGGCGTTCTTCACAGCTTTGTCCATGTTCAATGCTAGGCACATGTTCTGGTGTAGCCCACTGTTGTATTTCATGTTGCGTATGTTCGGTGACCATACAGCAAAACGATCATTCCCATCACCAGTAGTTTGGAAGTCGCCGTAACCGATCATACCCATGATGTAGTTGTCGCCGCCACGATAGACGTACAGCGTGTTGTACCTCTTAGTCACAGAGACTTTGTACCCCTTCATCTTTTGCGTTAGCTCGTGCGCAAAGTCCATCAGGCCGATAGGTTGTTGACCGTCTGATGGCGCATCCATAGTGCTTACTTGTTCGAGTTTCATGTTATTCTCCAATTGCGTAGTGTGTCACTACTGTTTCATAAAGCCTGCGTTGGTGTTGATGAACGAGTTGAACCTCGCCCTGACACGCCGCAGATCATCTTTTGTCTGTACTTCTTTTACTGCATACGTTGGACTGTAACCCCAGCCATCGTGAGTTTGGGACGCAAACATAATCCATAGTTGTAACCGCATCGGGTGATCTGCATCTGATATAACCTCGCGCGACCACTCCGGTTTCCATGACTCGAATGTGACGTGCGGGTGAAAGTGTTTACGTATCTCATCTATACGTTCCATGATGTAGTCTTGTTGCAGTGGTATCAGCGGAGACATAACCATACCCCACTGAAAGAACTTCTTGAGTGCGTCCTTGTACTGAGCCTTTAGCTCTTTGTTTACTTGTGGGCCTTTAGGTACTCCCTTCCCAGTTGTTGTGTCATGTACCCAGTTCCAGTTGCCCCCATCTCTAGTGAACATCAATGCCGCGTTGTCATCTTTACGCTGCGCCCAACCGTGGGCAACCTCGTATTTACGGGCGGCTTCAGATGAGTATTTTTGTCTGTCCCTGTATTCCTCGGCGGGTACAGTCTTGCCCTTGGCTAGAAATATCTTGTCCTCGTATAGCCCACTTTCAGAGATGTATTGACGTGCGTTACCTTTTATAAAATGTAAGCCTCGCGGTGTGTGCCTATATATAAAACTGTAACGCGTAGGGTCAGAACCGTTATCTGGCCCTGTCATATTTATAATCCTGACGCTCTCGGAACCATCCTTATGTTTACGCCACACGATAGGTGCATAGTATTCCATCAAACCCCTGCCCCAAGTTGGGCTGAAGTAAGTAAACGCGCCATCGCCACGGTGATACCCATCACTCAATGCGTAGCAGTTTCGGCTTAACTTAACGATGCGTTCGTGCTTACGGTTACGGTCACCAATGGGGCGTATGTCGCGAGATGTCCCGAGAGTTCTTTCCCTGATAGGTTTGATGTCTTCGTAGTGAGCCACTACCGACTCGAATGAGGTATAGTTTGTCCATGTTAGTGTCATTTGATAGTCTCCTAGTTAGGATTTATGAGTTTTTCGATAGATTCTAATCTGGCTTTCAATTTTTTGTTTTCTTCGCGAGCCTCTTTGTAGAGCTTTTTATTATACTCTTCCCGAACCCTTGAGGTTTTTAGCTTTTTCGCAACGTCATTTATGTTGTTTTGCTGGAACACATCCGAAAACTCAAACTTGTGGATACTTCCGCTGGCAGTGTACTCAACAATCAAATCAACGCGGCACATGCGCAAATCTTGTTGGGCTTTTCTTTGACACTGCGATTTACTACCCGCTAAATATTCCTCACCAAGGTCATTGCGGTACGTCCAAATTCTATTTGCCTTATCACTACCGCTTGCCTCGTGTCGCAATATTTTACCACAGGTGACATTGTCGTCTTCTAGGTATTCAAGCATATTACATGTCCCTTGATTTAATGTGTACTGTCTTGCCAACGTCTGCGGTCTTGCCGCTGTCCATCACGCACCACAACACAGGCATAGTCCACTGGCCCCAGCCGCCGTAGAGGTGACCATCTGTCAGCACGATACATGCTTGCGCGTTGATGCTCTCATCTCGAATGTAATCGGTGACACATGTCACGTCAGTGCCGCCGCCACCCGCTGGCTTGGTTGATTGTACGAGGGTATCGAGATCACTCGCGTCATACGTCTCGTCACGACATATCTTCGTGTCCCAATACATCAGGCGTACTTTCTCAGGGTGTACGGTATCGCATATCTCCTTGACTTCGGAGAGGAACGCGGAGAGTTCACGCTGTCCAATAGACCCAGACGTATCGATAGCCACGATCAACTCACCTACCTGTTCGGTGACACCGCTTGGCATATACATACCACTCGACAAGTATCTGCGGTTAGGTCGGCGATAAGTAGAGTAGTCGCTGCCTGTACAAGTATTCTGTACAAACTCACGCAACGCCTCGCGCCAATCGATCTGTGGTTGTAGCAGTTCGGCAAGGTCACGATCACCGCCGCTGCCCATCTTACCCGCAACCAATGCACCTTGACGTATTGCCTCGTCGATCTCCCGTGCAAGGTCGCGTTGTTCGTCGGCGGTCAGTTCTTTTGCACCGTCCCAATCATGCTCGTCGAATGGCTGCTGTCCATTAGGTAGTGAGCCACTACCTTGCCCGCCACCGTCGCCATCTTGGTTGTCACGCAGCAAGTTGTATACCTGCGCACTGTCCATGCCAGCGTACTTGGGGTCATAGCATCCGTTCTCCAACACGCCTGTCATAGTTGCGAAGCCATCTTTGTTGTCGTCAACGATCTTGATGTTGATAACGTAGTCGTTAGCCATGTTCGCAAGGTGCGCGTCTTGGTCGTATAGGTGACGCCACGTTGTCAGGTGCTTGAATAGCTTGTGGTACACCTCATGTAACACCAAGAACCTTAGCTCTGCGTCATTGAGTTGCTTTACAAACTCACGCCCGTACATCTCGTCACGTCCATTGGTACATGCAGTGGGGACAGACGGATCATCCACCACGTTACGATCACCGATCATCAGCACCCCTGCGAGTGCCGTGTACTTCGGGTTCCCCATGATGGAGACAACGGCTTTGGTTAGCCGCTGCTCCTCTGTTAGTTGGTTCAACATTAGCATTGTTATTCTCCGATCTTGCTTGTGCGTACTGCTACCGCGAGGTTAGCTTTATATTCTGCCTTGAACTGTTCTTGCGCTTCGCGTGACGCATAGACTTCGTTCTCGGCGGTGATGCGGTAGACGCTAGACACAACGCCTTCCACAGTTACAAAGTATCGTTTGTCACCCATCACAAGCGTTGCCATTTCTTATTCGTTGGCTTAGTTGCCTTGTTGCTTTTCAGCGCACGCTTCGCGGCGCGGTTGACGGGTCTCATTTCAGAAGTATCTTGCTTCTCAATACCACCGAAATTATTACGGATCCTATTGTTCGTTTTTTTCTTATTGTTCGTTTTTTTCTTATCAACCATTTCTTTCTCCTTATTTCTTGTCTGCTGTGTACAGGTGGTTGTTCTGCATAGCCCACGCGGTGAACTTCTTGTTGGTCATTACCATCGCTTGCTTGGAATACTTCGGTGCGCGTACACCGTTAGCAAACATAGCCTGTGCCTCGGTGTCGAGACGCGGCAAGTAATCCATCCAAGCGTCGAGCCAATCTTTCTCCAACGCACTGAGAGTTCTATACACAACCATACATACGGCGGCTGCGGAGCTAGGTACTTTGGCATTCTTCGGATCGTCTTTGATCGACTGCAAGCTAGGTAGCTGATCGGCTAGTGATACAAACGCCATCAAGTCCATCGCACCACGATCACCGATTGTACCCATCAAGGCTGCGGTCAGTGTCAAATCGTCGATATGTTCACGCGACTTGAGTACATCAGACGCTGCTTCTAGTGAACGTGGAGTCACAAACGCGGCTCGTTGCTGCTTGGGGTGAAAGATGTATGGGTTCTCGTCGGGGTCTTTCACATCCTCGAACGATGCCATCAGGTGTGGGTTGTCTTTGACCCAACCAAGTAAGGTGTGATCGACATTGTTGTTGATACCCCATTCGATCCAATCCATGTGGTCGGTCTTGCGTATCTGCACCACAGTCATACGGTTCCGTGCGTGTGGCGGTATCATGTCACCCACACCCTCGCTGCCTTTGTTGGTCGTGGCAAAGACAATGCTGTCAGGGTGTAGTGAGTAACTACCAACTTTACGCTCCAACATCAGACGCAGCATGGCGTTCTTCACAGCGGGGTTCGCCTTGCCATACTCGTCGAGCATCAGGATAATCGGCCCTTCGATATGCAGACCTAGTTCTTCGTGTGGGATCATACGCACGCAGCCCTCCTCTTCGATTGACTGCATCGACGGGATCATAATGTCACCGAGGTCTTTGGTCGTGCCATCAAAGTAGATAGGTCGATGCGTGGGGAGTTGTTCTGCCAAGGTGTTAATCATGGACGACTTGCCGTTACCCATGTCACCCTGTGCTAGTATGGTACGTTTGCTACCCACTGCTTTGATAAGATCGACACACTGGTCGAGGTTCAGTGCGTACATTGCTTGTGCTTGATTAGTCATGTTGTTCTCCAATTGTGTAGTGAGCCACTACTTATAATGTTTCTTGTGCAACTTGGACTTCATACCCAAGCTGCTTGATTAGGGCGATAGTCGAGGGCGTGAGTGTTGCTGTCCCTGCTATCATCGTGAACATTTTCGCCGCCCTGCACACGGGGTACACGGCTTTGGTTCCATAGTTGTTTGTGACCTTGACTGTGATGTTCATCATATATCCAATGATGGTAGTGATTTGATCGCAGCATCTACTGCCGCTTTGGTTTCGGCGCGGAAGCTGTCGTCTTCACGCAGGGCATCGGGTGTCACGCCAGACATTGCCTCTTCGAGACTGTTTGCCATGGCGCTCATCTGGCTTGAGTTCGTCACGTTACACACACGAAGAAGTTCTATCATGTCGTTGACGTTGCCAACCAAGCTGTCGCGGAACACCTTCTTGTCTTCCTTGCTGCCGTAGTCGAGCCGCTCGGACATACTGGTCAGTGACTTGTGCAGACGTGTCCACACGTCATTCATCGCAGTGTTGTACTGCTTGGCGTAGAACTCGCTGTACTGTGCTTTAGCTTCACGCAGTGCATCGTTGCCAATGTCCACACGGAAGTCACCTGCATCAGGCAGTGGCATGTAGTTGATGCCGACAGAGAACTTACGTTCTAGTGCCTCGACGGTAGGATAGTCATCACGCACGAACAAGCCTCCCATCTTTAGGTGTATGTCGATCACGGCGTCGTTGTACTTAACCAAGAACTCATTCGCCAGCTTCCAGAACTCGTTTGTCATGTCGGACATGGCTTGCACATACTTGAAGTACTGCGCTGTCGGTAACAGGCGAAGACCTGAGTTTGACCACGGCATTGTCATGGCTGCGTGTAAGCTGCGCATCGCGGTGACGTGTGTCTGGATCGCCTTGAGATCGTCGTTGTGGGCAAGGAGTTTCTTGGTGACGTTAGCCACACCAGTATCGGCATGGTTCTGCGTGGTGACATCGGCAGAGGCGCGCTTGTCTTTCTTGCGTCCAACCCAGTTAGAGATGTTGACCTCGACGAGCATCGCAGAGGATGCAAGTGTTGGTGCGTTGGATTGTAGTGTGTCACTACCGTTCACTTCGATCATCATGTTCATAGTTCTTCTCCTACATGGAATACTTGTTGAGACCCTTGAGGTCGTTGGGATTGGTGACGAGTGTCGCGCCTTGCTTGTGTGCGATAGGTGCAATGCACCAGCCTGCTCGGATTTCTTGGGCGCGGAAGTCGCCGCAGTCTAGGCAGAAGTTGTAGCCCAGTTGACGACGACGATGGTCGTACTGTTCGCCGCATGATCGGCAGGTGACGGTCTTTAGTGCCATAGTCTTGATCTCCATTCGTTTGAGTAGTGAGTCACTACAGTTTGGTTGTTGGCGCAGGTTGCGCGGTACGTTGTTCATTTCGTGACAACATATACTAATGTACCACGTATAGTGGTGAATGTCAAGTTTTCTGACATATAAACTAATGTTCCACGCTATCTTATTGTATGGTGGTGTATGGTGGTAATTATATGGCTAAGTAGTTGAAATGTAAGCAATGTTCTTAATGTTCCGTAATGTTCCGTGTTAAGTAGTTGAAATGTAAGCAATGTTCCAATGTTCCTTTGATCTGGCATAAGGTGGGGGGGGTAAATTGATTTGTGTGAGAGGTGATGAATAGGCAGAAGTGGGGGGTCTCTCACGTAGTGGTATATTTTTTATAGTGGAACATTTGGAACATTAGGAACATTATAAATAAAACAGTTACTTACAAATGACCTTTTTGGAACTTCTTCTGGAACATTAGGAACATTATTGTGGAACATTATAAAAATAAGAGCTTTATCCCTGCATACATGCTGTGGCGCAACGCTGCTTAGAGAACTGGCTTCGATGTGGTAGTGACTCACTACCTTAATAGCAGCTCGATAAGTTACCTAACATGAACACACGGCGACATCTCCACACGTGTGACCGGCCTGACGCGCGAAGCTGCTTAGAGAACTGGCATCGGTTGGGTAGTGAGTCACTACTTCTTTCTGGGTGGGTGGTTTGGTGGCCTCGCCGAATCCGATGCGTGACGCGCGAAGCTGCTCAGAGAACTGGCTTCAATCGGGTAGTGAAATACATACAGAAATCTAGACACAAAAAAAGCCCCGAACCTTTCGGCTCGGGGCGGTGGGTTAGCGTAATGTGAAGTGCGCGTATATCTGTGACAATCCGTTTTGTTTCATGTCAGCGCGCATATTGATTAGATGCGAGTATTGCTCTGATGTCAGGCTCTCGCGTAGGACGCGGCGCATATTGTCAAACTTATCGTCAGGCCATCTTGCCATCATTTTTAGCGTGGCGTTGATTACGTGTTGCATTGTATATCCTTTCAAAGATGTGGTGGCGCAGCGTTGCCGCTGCGCCGTGGTGATTAGCCTATTGTCTTGGCGAGGTTTGCCAATCCGGTGGTCAGATCATCCAGATCAATTGAGCAATCAAACTCATCCGCCTTTTGGATGCGCTTGATTGCATCGTTGAGCAATTCGCGGACCTTGGTCTCGACTGAAACCGTCCTCGCATCTGGGCCAGCCTTGCCCGATGCGATCTCCGCGTCGATATCTTCGCGGCGTTTCAGTTGGGTCTTGATGTCGCCGAGGACCGCGTTCGCTTGGCGCATCCAATACGCTCGCGGCTGGCCGTTAACTGTCTTATCTCCGGCGACCTTGGCGCTCATTTCCATGAGGGCCTGCGCTTTTTTCGGCATACCCGAATTGATTGCGGCCTTGGCAAACGCCCAGCTTTCGGCGGTGGCCTCGCTACCGTTCGATTTGGGGCTAATACAATGCGCCGATGACCAAGCCGCGCCGCGAAATACGTCCACGCGTTTCGTCATGGTCACAGCCGCCGCGACTGAATCGCTTGTCCAGTCGCGGAAAGTTGTTTCGATCTCGGTGTTGAGTGTAACGTGTGTCATAGTGTGTCCTTTCAAAGACAATAGGTTAATCAAGTCCCGGTGTTTCCCGTCTTGATGTAACCTGTATACATGTTTTGGTGTGTCTTGTCTCGCAAGTATAGTGGTATATGGTAGTTTATGGTAGTGGCTCACTACCTTTCTGACGTATAGCGTACCCCACCTACCCCCAACCCCCCTGTATGGCTG